AGGTGTCATCGTCATCGTCCCAAGCTTGGAAAACGCCAGACACGTTGACATCACCCTCAACATCGCTGACCTTCATGCGGTTGAGCTGTTCGTTATCTTCCGTTCCAGCTGCAACAGCAGGTGTCTTTACGTCGCCAACACTGACACCTTCAGGCAGTTCATCCTCCTCGGTATAAAGCACTGCGTCTTGTGCCTCATAGGCCCATTCGCACATCTCATCAAGGTTGCTCAGCACAGAACCACGCAAGATTTCAACGCGTTCTGCACCGCTAGCAAGTTGTGACCAACGAGCTAAGTGACCGCCGTTGTAAGAAACAGTAGAACCACTGACTGTGATATTTCCTTCAGTAACATCGTTTTGCGCAAAACGGACAAGTTCGCCATCATTGTCCTGTCTATTTACTAAAAGTGGAGTGTCATCATCACAAATATGCATAGTTTGACCATTTGTTTTGAAAATACTTCCTCTAGTACCAAAAGATTCGTTAGATTGCCCAATAAGAACCGTACCACCACTCGTTATCCTCATCCGCTCAGTCACATCTGTGGCGTTCGGTCTAGTGCAGAAACGCATGTATCCAGCTGTATTATTAGTTGAGCCATTCTCTTTAGCAACTTGAATGGTGCCGCCTATTTCAGAACCATTGCCGTCGTTGTTGTAGAAACTCAGGCCACAACCTGTGTCAGCGTTTCCACTAGTGGCAGATGTAAAAAGCTCAAGTGAATCGTTGTCATTTGCCTGCAAACTTCCTGCACGAGTGCCCGTAACTTGTATGTTCCCTGTACTCGTGATTCGGAGTCTTTCCGTCGCGCTGCTTGCGTCGTCTGCAGTGGTCCCAAACACTAAGCGTGATGGCTTGTTGTTATTTGACTGGGTTCCATCAGCGTCACATCTGATTTCAGCGCATTGTTGATTTGTGCCTCCATCATTTCCATAAAATTGGATCATTCCTATAGTATTTCCTGCAACAACTGAAGCATCGTCACGGGCCAAAACAAGGCTTGTACCACCAGTAGAAGTGGCTTGTATTTTCGCGTTATCGTCGGCGTGAGTCGTAGTTGCTGCCCCCACGAGGAGCCTGCCACTTGAATCGATCCGTGCTCTCTCCGTGTTATTCGTAGCGAAGCGCATGTCTTTGTTAGCTGTATGCCAAAACTGCGCGATTTCATCGTCGTCATAGCCGACAATAAGCCCGTTTGAAACATCAGTCCCTGACAGCTTTATATTGTTAGCGTTACTACTTGCCTCATTAATATGTAATTGATCCGAAGGTGAAGAGGTGGCTATGCCGATGCGATCATTTCCTGCATCGACAAACAGCATGTGAGTGTTGCCGTTTGACTCCACGCGGAAGTTAAAGTCTTCGCTTTCATCGTTGAATACAGCTTCAGTAGTTCTAATCTTGAAACGCTCTACACCGTCAGTGGTAAAGCCAATTTCATTAGCAGCGCCGCTGTAGATCCCAGTATTAAGGTCATCAGCAAAAGCAAGACCAGGAGTTGAGGCACTTCCGTCCTCAATCAGCATCGTGCCGTCAAGCTGACGTAGGGTCACCCACCCATCGTTAGAACTGTTGCGCAGCTTCAACACATTCGCGTTGGTGTCTGCCCACCATTGATATGCGTAAGTCGTTCCAGGCTCTGTACTGCTGCTGTTGTTGCTGACGATTGCCGCAAGGGCGTTATTAAGATCTGAACGCACGTTCGCTCCCGTGCCATTCGCGATCACATAGTCATGAACTGCCATGGCCTAGCCCGTTTTCGACAACAGTGCCTTTATGTTAAACCGCCTTGCCATAGCCCACAGCTGCATAGGTGAAGTTCCTATCCACATTGGTGCTGCCGTTCAAAATATCGACGTCAAAGCCAGTGGCACTGACATTGCTGACGTTTAGCCGCTCGCCGTCGCCCAGATTCTGAACCGTTACCGCAACACTGGGCAGGTAAGCGTTCGTTCCACCAAGCGATGCTGTGCCCGTGAAGAACGCCTTGTCAAAGGTCACGCTCTTGGTGCTGGTGCCTGAAGCGATAGTGCCGTTGCTGTTTTCTTGACGTCGCTGGAACGTTGCTTCGTAGCCCAACTCGTCAATCAAAATGTTTTGACCCGTGTCCGAGCTGCTTAGCTCTGCTTTGAACTGGAACGCTCTAGCTTCAAACGTTCCAGAGATGAACTCTTGCCATGCCCCGTACGTCGGAGAACCTGATGGGTCGTCGTTTGTGCTTCTGAAATACAGCTTGGCATTTACTGCGTCAGCCTCATCACCATCAAAATCGCTCCAATCATCAACATTTGCTGTGCGGGAATCGATCAAGGCATTTGGGAAAAATGCTCGCGTGACAAACCGGCGCTGAATATCCAGCGAGAACCGTGCGCCTAGATCAAGGGCATTTACGAATTGGTATTCAGCAGAGGACAGAATGTCACCAAGCGTGTCAAGAGAGCTGATCTCGTCAAAATCTGTCTGATCGTCTAACTCCTCGTCACCGTCAATAATCAGCGCGTCTAAGTCCTCGTCATAGAAGCAATCGGTTTTAGTCCCTTGGAACGGCGGGCTATCTAAGTCCTCTCTACGGGTTTCAACCGCAAGTCGTCCCAGAGTATCTGGGAACTGCATGATGACGCTGGTTGCGTTCGTGCTCTTATTACCCAAGTCGTCCTCAAACTTGGCGAATATCTCACCAGCGACCAGCGGAACAATGGCTTCAGTCGAGTTACCCGCAACTGCAGGGATTAAGTCGACAGAGTTAGGCCAAGTCGCTGTCCCGTCAGTTAAGTTGCTGTGCTTGATGTGAACAAGGCCATTCACCTTCACGTCAAGATCCACAGTCTTATCCCAACGCAGACGAGCGCTGTTGGCGCTGATTGCTTCAATCGACAAGTTCTGAACATCGCCAGGCACTGCCGTTTTGCCTACAAGCTCAAACGTTGCCTCTGCGATAGTGCTTTGTTTTCCTAAATAGTTCCGGGCAAGAACCTGCACGGTTAATGTTCCGGCACGCAACGCCCGAAGCGTTACTGACGGAGATGTGCTGACCAGTTCGGTGAAGTTGTCATCGTCTATTTTGTATTCAACAATAAAATCGTTGACGTTTATCCGGTTGTGGGTCCAGCTCAAATCAAAGCCAGTATGAACCGTTTGGCCCTCTTGATATAAAAACTCATTACCTGTTAGGTTTTCTGGGGCTTCAGGGGTGGCCGTTATATTGGTGATGTCCCGCGTAGTCAGCGAAACGTCTTGCTCAATAGCGTTATATATTGATTCATTGTAAGCAACAGCACTGACGCTATATACGCCATCTCCAGACTCCTCTACTGATAAGACACGGAATTGCTGAGACTCAATGTCTGAAGTCTGGATTAAATAAACAGCTGCTGCATTGGGAGCTTCGCTAAAAGCACTATCAACGGTGATTTCTGACCCAGAAATGCTGGAGATAGTCTTGGTCTCAACCAAGCCTGTGGGCATCAATACTGAGAGCGTTGGGCTATTGGATAGGTTTACGGACAAGTTTGTATCGCTATCAATCGTGATAACTGTTGTTGTTGCAGAACTGACTCGTCCGCTTCTGCGTGTTCCCCCACGCATTGGATCAGCGATGTCAACAACCATCCCAGGTCGAAGAATAATTCCGCTCTCAATGGCAACTGAAAAGTCGCAGGTTTCAGTCAGGTTCTGCTCAGACAGCAATGTCCATTTGCCAAGACGATGCGCCTGCCCTTGGCTGTAAGTGCCGATGGCTTTAATGTCTTTTTTGATGATGCCGTACTTAGCAACCGCATCATGATTTTCAACGTATTCTTGTTCAATATCTCCACGGGTGTCATATGATTGCCAAGCAACAACAGCAACGGTGTGTCGCGCCTTTTGTGCAGTGCCTGAATAGGAAAACACACCGTCAACAACATTTGCCGGACCAAGCAGGTACTGAGCATCAGCAGGCTTGTCTTGCAGCAACACCAAAGATCCAGAACCGTAATACGCAATGCCACGAAAAACAGCAGTCAGCTGCTTAATAACGTTGTAAACCTCATCACGGCTGTTGATGAGCATGTTGAGGCTAAATCTTGGCTCTTGGCCGCCCTTGCCGTCATCAACAAGTTCATTGCAATATTGGCTGACTGCAAAAAAGTCATAACGGTCAAGCGTGTCTTCCGGCACACCTGCCCCATAACGAGTGTTAATTAGCAAGTCGTATAAACACCAAGCCGGGTCATTTGTCCAAGTTGCAGTAGAAAAAGTTCCATCCCAAACACCGGAATAAGTGATTCTCCCAAGATGCGTTGTTGTGTCTACCGTTGCATTGCTTGGGATTTTTACCTTGATGCCACGGATCAGATATTTCCTGTTTGGGACGCTGCTGAACTGGCGAGAGTCAAATCTTAAGCCAACAAGTGCTGAATTTGGATAACGAAACTTCTCGTCAATGATTTCCGTATAAGAGGAGAAAAACGTTGAGCTGGACCGGCGTGTGCTGGTTTCGTTAGCGCTTACACGCACCATCCGAATATCGACGGGAAAACCACTTGGGCCTTGGTCGAACGTAACCATGTAGTCGCGCTGATACCTTGCGCTGCTCTTGCCTTTTATGGTGTCTGTAAGAACGGTGCTGTAGCCGCCACCGTTGTACTGGACTTCGAGCCTGATAGTAACTTTGTGCCCAGTGATATCGCCATCATCTTCAACAATCCTGAGGGAAGGGATAGTCAGAGTTACACGAACTCGGTCTACATCGGTGTCAGTAATTGATCTTGTGATTGGGCTGCCATTTGTAACTTCAGCATCCACTTGATGCTCAGACTGTGTTGAACGAAAGTCACCAGAAATATGAGTTTGTGTTTGCGTTCCATTGCGTGTGCTGACAGAAAAGTTGTTGAAATTATTTGACCCATCAGCGTTTTCAACAGGCGTATCCTGCAAAAAGATGCTTTTATTTCCGTCTTCTAGCCCTTCGATCTCACCTTCGCTGATAAGGTCAAGGACAGTGGCAAACTGCACTGATTGCAGTGTGTCATCAGCTTCTGTAGGTGTATGGCTGCTGCCGCCTCCACTTTTGCGACCACCACCACCAGCGCCAGCAATCCGTTGGCCGATGCCAGCATTGTGAACACGGATATTGTTGGCGATGAAGGTGTGCCGCCGCTCTACCGTCAAGTTGTAAACGGTAGCCGTTCCAATCTCCTCTCGACTCATCATTGGCCTGAGATGGCCCATGACATCAATTAGGCAATCATCAAAACCAAGGCTCCCAATCGCTACAAAGGCGTTGTACTGATTCAGAACCCAGTGGTTTGGTGTTGCA